GTAGATTCGCAAACAGGAGTTAATGTTGAAATTTACAATGGTTACAAATATGATCTTAAAAATATCACATGCGGATTAACTAGTAAGTTAGGTGGATTCACTAGTAAAGAAAAATTTAGGTTACTGTTAGATAGCAAGAGTCCGTCTAGTACATCAAATGTATTTGTGCCTGACGAAAATTATGATATTTTCTTAAACACTAACTCGCCAATACAAAAAATAAATTATAGCGGTGTAGTAATACAAAAGTCTGTTGACGGATTTGAAGTCCGCGGATATAATTTTGATGATCCGTATTTTGATTATTATCAACCTCAAGGTGCTGGCCGAGTAGTGAATATCGGGGGTATAAGTGAATCGTTTCTAAATTGGTCAGCTGGCCAAGTTTATCGTATTCAAACAATTGTTAGAGAAAATAATCAATTTTTTAAATGCACTGTTTCACACACCAGTACCGACAGTTTTGATCAAACTAAGTTTATTAGACTGAGTGCTTTGCCTATCTCTGGCGGCAGAGACATTGTGATTAAAAAGTCTTTTGCAACTTCTATTACTAGAGTACCGTACGGAACAAAATTTACAGAGTATCAAGATGTTGTAGATTTTCTAATCGGCTACGGTAAACGTTTAGAAACATTAGGATTTATTTTTGACAGTTTCAACTCTGCACTTAACACAATAACCAACTGGGAAACCAGTGCTAAAGAGTTTGCATTCTGGTTAACACAGAATTGGACTGTTGGCACAGTATTGTGTTTGAGTCCTAGTGCATTGAAAATTTCCTTGCGAACAGAACTTGCACAAATTAACAATATTTTTGATATATTTTATCCTTACTCTATTTTACAAAGTGACGGCCAGCCATTGTCTGCTGACTTTATCAACACTAATAGAGAAGACAATGTCTACTCATTATCGCCAAAAAATACTGGGCAAGGAATATATGGTGCATCTTTTTATCTCATACAAAAAGAACATGTATTGTTGTTAGATAATATCACACAGTTTAATGATGTGATTTATGATCTACAACCTGGATACAGACAAGAAAGAATTAAAGTGTTGGGATATCTTTCCAACAATTGGGATGGTGGTTTTAACATTCCAGGATTTATATATGACGAAGCCAAAGTTGAAGTTTGGAAATCTTGGACTGATTACTATCTAGGAGACATTGTACAATATAAACAATATTACTACGCAGCAAAGAAATTTACTCCGGGTAGTTTAGAATTCGACAACGACAATTGGAATATATTAGAAGACAAGCCTCAAAAAGGTCTATTGCCTAACTGGGATTACAAGGCCGAACAGTTTAATGATTTCTACGATTTAAATACTGACAATTTTGATACCAATCAGCAAAAGGTTGCACAACACCTTATTGGATATCAAAAGCGTACCTATCTTGAAAACATAATCAAAGACGATGTCAGCCAATATAAATTTTATCAAGGCATGATTATTGAAAAGGGTACAGAAAATGTATTCAATAAATTATTTGATGTTTTAAGTGCAACTACTCAAGAAAGTTTAACACTTGACGAAGAATGGGCAGTTCGTGTAGGACAATACGGTGGCAGTGCCGCCTATGAAGAAATTGAATTTACTTTAGATGAAGAACAATTTAAAACAAATCCACAAGGCCTTGAACTGACTAGTAACACATCAGTTGACAATGTTGATTTTATAATTAGACAAAATATCAACGACATATATTTAAAACCAGTAAACTTTACATATGATTTCTGGCCAACACTAACAACATCTTCGAAATTGTTAAGAAATGCCGGCTATGTGCGATATAATGATGTGGCATTGAATATTGATTCGTTGGCAGATTTATTGTTGCCTGCAAACTCGTCTGTGACTTTGAAAGAAGGCGACTATGTTTGGACAGTGTTTGACGGCATAGATTGGAACGTTTATAGATATACTAAAATAGTCAACAGCGTTGAAGTAATAGAAACTACTACTACAACAGTACAACTTGATTTTTCAAAACTTACAGATCTTGCAGTGGGCGATATCATTGGCATTGCTAATACTGTTAGTCTGAACGGTTTCTACAAAATTTCTCAAATTGTAGGAAGAAAAATAACATTAACAAATACTAACAAAGGTACTCACGATGCTGGAGACAGCAGTCAGATACTGGTTTATAAATTTGTATCTGCTAGATTAGAAACCAACATTGATGACGCCAATGATCGTCTTCCTGAAAATTTAAAAAGAAATGAGTTGTTGTGGACAGACAACAACAACAAATGGACGGTTTGGCAAAATAATTCAGTTTTCTCAATAGACCAAATGGATCAGGGTTTGCCTGTTGCACAGCAAAAATTTGGAACAAGTTTTTCTATCGATGACGCTGCAAATACTATGGCAGTTTCGACTGCATTACAATCTGTGTTTATTTTTGCAAAAAGTCCTGAAGGTAATTGGGTACAAAAACAAACAATTCAACAACTGCAAAATCTATCTGCAGCAGGTAATAGATTTGGAGCATCTGTGACTTTAAGTAAAGATGCTAGATGGTTGTTCGTAGGTGCACCTACTGCTACGGATGTTAAAACAAAGTTTGTTGGTAATCTTCAATTTCCACAAAGTTATCCACAAGGTGCAATAGTACAAAGCGGATTATCGCATTGGCGAGCAATGTATAATTTAGGTGCAGACAGTGCTGTTATTACTGAATTTCTTGACGACTGGGAGCCAGCAAGATTAATTGAGGCTGAGTTGTCGGGCACTGGCAGCGGATTGACCAATCAGGGTATGGTGTATATCTACCAACGAGACGATACTGGAAATTACATTTTAAATCACTCTATTGTAAGTCCGTACCCTGCACAAAGTGAATTGTTTGGATCAAAAATAAAAATCACAGAAAACAATGGTGAATATCTAGCGGTAATTAGCAGCCCCGGTACCAACGCCAATCAAGGTCGCTTGTATTTCTTTAGATACGGCGATGTATCTGTAGACAGCGGCTTTGAGTGGCACATGGATTACAACAGAGCATATCGTGGTTATCATAATCCAGGATTTGAATATAATGTCGGTGACATTGTGTATTATGATTTCAAGATATACCAAGCAATTGCACAAGTGCCAACAGATCCTTTTGAAAACAATCCTAGTTTATGGCAAGAAATAGACAACACAAATATACAATGTTTTGTTCCTAAATTGATAACAACACTGGATATAGATGAACAAGTAATAAACGATGGCAGTACAACTTTACTACAATCAGAAAATGTAGAGTCTGTGTTTGCCGGCGACAAATTTGGTTATGAGTTTGATCTATCAACAGACGGATCAATGTTGGTTGCGTCGGCCCCACACAGTGACAATCTCAATTACGACGGATACAAAGGTCCATACCGTAGTGACATGGCCTACTTTATTGGCGAAATAGTAATTTATAATGGTCAATACTGGCAATTTACAGGCCCTTATGGTGAAGAAGGTGACAGCACAGCAATAGAAGATTCTACTAAAATTTTTAATGCTGGAAATTTCAATTATGATAAATGGACACCTTTAGACTTAACAGCAATTGACAAGGGTAAAGTGTTTGTGTACACCTATACCCAAGACACTTTTCAATTGATTGATACTCTCAGCAGTAGAGATTTCAACATAGACCAACAGTGCCGATTTGGCGAAAGTGTTTCATTAACCCGATCTGGCAGTACACTGGCAGTGGGATCAATATTGTATGATGATCAAACATCAGATCAGGGTGCGGTGTTTGTTTTTAATTACAACAATACTTTAAATAGATTTGACGATTTACAAATTATTAAAAAGAAATATGCAGAAGTTGCTGAGCAATTTGGCAGCACGGTGAGATTTTTTGATGACGACAAATCTCTAGCAATTTTTGCCAAACGTGGCGACAGTTCAATAACAATTACGTTTGATATCAGTTTGGCCACACCAACTACGTTCGACGGAAACAACATGTCGCTGACAGACACATTCGTTGACAGTGGCCGGGTTGATATCTATGACAAATATCTAAACAACTATGTATATGGTGAAAGTTTAAAAACTTATCTAGAAATACAAGATGATGGATATGGTTCTGTAATAGAAACATCAAGATACAATGTTCTAGTGTCTGCGCCGTTAGCAACTTATAATAATTTACCGTCTGCCGGTGCAATATGGTTGTATAATCGTCCAGGTACTAGTTACAGTTGGTCTATTCTGCATCAGCAAGCGGACTATGTTGACATTGATAAGATTAAAAAGTTATATTTTTATAATGCTGATACTAATCAATTAATCAGTTATATTGATACTATTGATCCTATTAGGGGAAAAATTGCAGGAGTTGCAGATCAAGAAATAAAGTACAAAACATATTACGATCCTGCAACTTACAGCACAGGTATTGACAGTGTAATAGTAGATGATGGCGCCAATTGGACTGATAAATTTGTAGGCACATTGTGGTGGGATCTGACTCGTGCAAAGTTTCTAGATCATTACGACAGTGATGTTGCATATAGAAATACCACCTGGAACACGCTGTATGAAACTGCCAGCATAGATGTGTTTGAATGGGTAAAAAGTAAATTTACTCCTTCGCGATGGAATGAACTTGCAGATACTGAAGAAGGATTGGCGCAAGGAATTAGTGGCCAAGCCAGATATGGTGATAACATTGTCAGCACAAAGCGTAGATATGACACGCAAACTAAAAATTTCAAAACCAGTTATTACTTTTGGGTAAAAAACAAAACTACTATTCCTGCAAATATAGAGGGTCGAACACTTTCTGCATTAGCCGTAAGTCGATTGATCTCTGATCCAAAATCTCAAAATTACAAATTTGTAGCATTCGGTTCGGCAAATAGTATTCATTTGTTTAATTGCAAAAATCTGTTGTCTGCAGACAGTGTTAAATTAAATGTACAGTATTGGCTAGTACCCAATGATACTGTAAACATTCACAGTCAGTGGAAGTTAATACGACAAGATGCAGACTGCATTGTGCCGGCTGCTATTGAAAATAAATGGATTGACAGTCTTGTCGGAAAAGACAAAAATGATAGACTTGTGCCAGATATCAATTTACCAGTTAAGAAAAAATATGGAATTGAATTTAGACCAAGACAAAGTATGTTTGTCTATAGATACGAAGCATTAAAACAAGTTATTGAACGTACCAACAGCATACTACAGAATTTATTAGTGGTTGATGATTTTGATCTAACAGATTTACAACAAGCAGAAAATATTCCTGCAGCATCCAGAGGAGTATACGACAGAGTATTAGACACTGATGCAGAAATTAGATTTATATCTACAAACGGATTACGGTCTGCTAGACTGACGCCTATCATTGTTGACGGAAAAATTATAGGTGCCACAGTGATAGATTCCGGAATTGGATATACTAATGCCCCGTATGTAAAAATTTCAGGCAAGGGTATAGATGCTTCGTTAAAAACTACATTGGATGCACAAGGTAGAATAACAGGAGTGACTGTGTTGAACAGTGGCATAGGTTATACGGCATCTACTACACTGTCAGTGCGACCTTACAGTGTGTTGGTTACGTCAGATAGTCAAGCACTAAACAGATGGAGTGTATATGCTTATGACACTGGATCTCTAACTTGGAGTCGTGTAAAAAGTCAAAGTTACGATGTAACTAATTTCTGGAATTATATTGATTGGTTTGCTGAAGGATACAATCAGTTTACTCAAATAGATTACAGTGTAAATTACACTTATCAAATTCCATTGATACAGTCAAACATAGGTGAGACTGTCAAAGTTTTCAACGTTGGGACTGGTGGCTGGCTATTGTTAGAAAAATATGCACAGGTAAACAGTCAAGATTATACTCAGAGTTATAAAGTTATTGGTCGTCAACGCGGCACAATAGAATTTAGTTCTAGTCTTTATAAACTAACAAACAGTCTACTGACTTTCGATGGAGGATTATATGACAATAACAGTTATGACAATTCAGCCACAATCGAATTACGCATTATTTTAGAAACTTTAAAGAACAAGATATTCGTTGACAACTATAGACAATACTGGTTAGATTTATTATTTGTTGGGTTTAGATATGCACTCAGTGAACAGTCGTATCTTGACTGGCTAATGAAAACTAGTTTTATTAAAGCAACACACAATGCTGGAGAACTAAAGCAAAAAGTAAACTACAACAATGATAATCTTGAAAATTATGAAGATTATATTAACGAAGTTAAACCTTACAGAACCAAAGTTCGAGAATATATCAGTGCATACAGTAAAGTAGATGGTGCACCGTCAATGATTTCAGATTTTGATTTGCCTCAAGTATATAACAGCGAAGGAAAAATTGAACCAATAAATGTTAGATATATTGATAACACTGTAATTTATAACAGTTCTCAAGTGTTAGAATATCCTTGGAAAAACTGGTACGACAATGTTGGATTTAAAATTAAATCTATAGAAATTGTCAACGGTGGCAGCGGCTATGTTATTCCACCTGTGGTAAGAATTTCTGGTAACGGCACTGGAGCAGTTGCATCAGCATTTATTGCCAACGGAAAAGTAAACAGAATTAAAATTATTAATCCTGGTACAGGTTACTTGTCAGCGCCTACAGTGATATTAGATGGCGGCCTTGCTGAAAACGGAGTTGCTGCACAAGCAGTTGCTATTATAGAAAGTGAAGTTGTACGATCTATGCATGTGTCTGTAAAGTTTGACAGAACTAGTAAAAATTATTATATCACCGAACTTACAGAAACTGAAACATTTACTGGATCTGGAAGTTTAAAACAGTTTATATTAAAGTGGCCCGCTGATGTTAAAGTTGGTAAATCTACAATAACTGTAGCAGGCCAAGAAATTCTGAGAGAAAATTATACAATAACTAAAAAATCTTCAGTGACTAGAGGATATACTGCATATTACAGTGTTCTTACTTTGGATGAAGCCCCAGCCATTGGAGAAACAGTTTCAGTAAATTATTATAAAGATGTTACATTATTATCTGCGGCAGATAGAATTAATTTCTTTTACAATCCTACAACAGGACAGTTAGGCAACGACCTTGGACAACTTTTAGTAGGTGTTGATTACGGCGGCGTCAATGTTACTGGTTTAGGATTTGGTGCCGGTGCAGGATGGGATGCACTGCCTTGGTTTTCTGATCAGTGGGACGGCTTTGATGCTGCTTTTGATGATTATATAGTAACCGTTGGCGACAGCACCTATGTATTCACTCTGCCTTACACCCCAACACTGGGTCAAGAAATCAACATCTATGTAAATGGTTTACGTATAGATGATCCATATTTTGATCTATATGATGGCTCAACTATTCAACCCAACGGTAGAAAATTAGCACAAGATTGGGTAGTAATGTCTACCTTTATTGGAGACGGAATAACAAATGTTATAGATTTACCTAATCTAACAGATCCGTATCCATTAAACATCAACGATGGGGACAAGATTATTTTCCGTAAGAGCACAAGCGACGGCAGTTTCTTACCTAATGAAAATGAATATGATACTATTTTACAAGGCGGAAACTTAGCGTACACTACCGCTACTGGTATTGCACCTGATGATATTATATTAGATGGTGATAATTTTGTTACTCCTGATACCAGCCATGGTCCTGAAGAATTAGTCCCTGGACAAATTTTAGATGCAGTGGCTATCAAAGTTTATGCAATGAGCAGAGATGGCAGTGCCAAAATTAAATGGAACAACTACAAAGGCAATGGCACTAATGTAAACTTTAGTTTAAAACAATATGCTAATTCTAAACAGGCAATTACAGTATTAGTCAACGGCATCGTCAAAGAACAAAGCATTGATTATACTGTTGATTGGCAAAATTCAAATGTAGTGTTTACTGTACCTCCTGTACTGGATTCAGATGTAGCCGTATCTAGTTTCTCATTCAATGGCGAAGGCATTTTAGATCTTGATTATTTTGTAGGAGATGGTAGTACAATGGAATTTATTACCAATACTAGTTGGATTGCTGGCGCTACATCTATAGTATTGGTCAACGGCGATTTATTAAACTATGATTTATTTCAAACTGATATCACATACCAAAGTGCTTATCGAGTTGGAATAAGATTTGTTTCACCACCACCATCTGGCAGTATTGTAAATTATCTAATTCAGCGACAATTTTTTAGTGATGACTCTACAGAATTACAAAAAACAAGCGTAGTTAAATCTGAAACTATTGTTACAGACGGATCTACAACTGTATATTCTTTAACAAACGTTGTGGGATTCAATGACATATATGAAAATAATGTTATAGTACGTACTGGACAAACAATTTTACGATCATCTAGTGCTGAATATTTTACACTGACTAACAACAATTTAATTTATTCGTTACCACAGCATAAATTTGCACCGTATTCTTTTGCCCCAATTAATTTAAAAGTATATCTAAATGGAGTACAATTGATTGTTGGTAGTGAATACATTTTTGATTTTGGCACAGTGAGTGTTGTGTTGACCAGTAGTAAATATATTGACAACGGAAAATTAATTGTAGTAGTTGATACTGATGCAGAATACAAAATGACTGCCAGCACTATTCAATTTGTCAACACAGTATGGCCAGCGGGAACTGAATTTGAAATTGTTAGTTTTTACAATCACGACGTTATGGATATTCAACGTAAGTCGGATACTATTACATCGGCAATCAGTTTGACTGCAGGTACAGTTGATTATTTTACTTTTAGAAATAAAGAAAGAGGACTATTTGTTTTAGACAGGACAACTGTGTCTGATGATTTTGTTTGGGTAATTAAAAATGGTAATTTGTTAACACACAGCGTTGACTGGAAATTGTTAGCAGATCGCAGAACAATAGAAGTTAAAGATGTATTACCTAATGACAAATTGTCAGTGATAGGATATAATCCAACTGCTGTAACAGAACAATACTCTTATATGCAGTTCAAAGACATGCTGAATAGAACACACTACAAACGATTGAATAAAAATAAGCAAACGTTTATTGTAAATGATCTAAATCAAACAGACATAGGCATAACAGTTGACAACGCTAGTGTACTAGACGATCCTAATCCTGAAGGAAATTTACCAGGTATTGTGTATATCAACGGTGAACGTATCGAATATTTTGCTAAAACTGGCAACGTGTTAAGTAGATTGCGAAGAGGTACATTAGGTACAGGTGTACCTACTGTGCATCGTTCTGGTACAGATATTATCAATATTGGTATTTCAGAAACTATTCCGTACAAGGACGAACTAGTAATAGAAACTTTTGTTTCAACTGACAGCAGTAATGTACTGCACACTAACTTTGTTCCAGAGGCAACACCGGCAACTATTGATGACGGCAGTACTGTATATACTCCTTGGTATAGAAACACTATTCCGTCAAATTTTGGTCAATGTGATCAAATTGAAGTTTTTGTGGCTGGATATCGCTTGAAGAAAGTTCCTTATAAACTGCATGATATCACGGTGCATTTAGAAAGTCCCGAAGGCGATGTACAATATGAATCAGAATTCAGTGTTGACGGTGAAACTTCTACAGTAAGACTCACAACAACTCCGCCCGATGATACCAAGATTGTAGTTGTGAAAAAGATTGGAAAAATGTGGAGTGATCTTGACACCAGTTTAGTGGATAGCACCAACAATATCGCTAATTTTATAAAGTCAGCGCCCGGTGTTTGGCCACTATAAATACATTAATATGAGAGCAAATTATGTTTAGCAGAGATTTTTCAGGATTAAACATCGAGGGACACATCAAGATATGGTACCCCGAATCTGGTGAAATTGCCATTAATAAACGCAATGCCATTCATTATGAGAATATGAGTGTAGCATTAGCAGATAGCATTGGCAATTCAGGTCAGGGATTCATTTACGAAATGGCCTTTGGTAACGGCGGCACAGCCGTTGATCCTACCGGTATAATTACCTATTTGACTCCCAACAGTGTTGGCACCAATGCAGCATTGTACAATCAAACTTATACCAAAGTAATTGACGACAGAGCCGTGGCCAATGTTGATCCTACACGAAATAAAATTGAAACACGACATGTAACTGGTACTAACTACACGGATGTGTTTATCACTTGTCTATTAGATTACGGCGAACCTAGCGGCCAAGATGCCATTGATACTAGTAGTAACACTGACAGTGCCTTTGTTTTTGACGAACTAGGGCTGAAATCATACAGCGCCACGGGTCAAAGTAAGTTATTGACGCATGTAATTTTTCATCCTGTGCAAAAATCATTAAACCGACTTATTCAAATTGACTATACTGTGCGTATTCAAAGTTTAACCGGTCTGAGTGAGGTAGCATAATGTCATACACTATCAAATATACTGAAACAGGTAATCCTCAAAAACCAGATATAACAGTTGAGGATCAAACTCTTAACCAACAATTACCTGTAACTTTTGTGGGAAAAAATTATGTTGGCTATGCACAAATTATTGCTGAGAATTTTTTACATCTTTTAGAAAATTTTGCCAAAACTTCTGCACCCACTAATCCTGTTGAAGGACAGTTATGGTATGATAACAGTGCTGGGGTAAATCAATTAAAGGTATATGACGGCACAACTTGGGCTCCTGCTGGTAGTATTAAAAAATCTAACACTGCTCCTGCAGTGGCCAACAGCAATCTAGGTGATTTGTGGGCGGATACTGATAATCAACAACTTTATTTGTTCACCGGCAGTAACTGGGTATTGGTTGGACCACAGTTTAGCAGTGGATTAAGAACTGGTGCCGAAGTTGAAAGTGTTGTTGATGCAAGTAACATTACTCACAGTGTATTGAATTTGTTTGTTGGCGACGAAAAAGTCGGCATTATCAGTAAAGATGCATTTATTCCAAAATCTACAATTTCTGGATTTAGTGAAATTAGACAAGGATTTAATCTATCTAGTAAAGATTTTAACAGTAACAGTTTACCAAACAAGTTTTGGGGCACTAGTGAAAAGGCTGATTCTTTAGTAATTGGTGGAAATGCAGTATCGGCTTCTAGTTTTTTACGTGGCGACACAGCAAGTACAACAAATTTTCAGTTCAACGTTCGAAACCCCAGTGGACTTACTGTTGGTAGTTCAGGTGAATTAAGTATCACCATTGACAGTAATATCCCTACATTTAACAACAAGGCCAACGGATCAGCATTTGATTTTAAAACAGTCAATAACGGAGTAACTTCTACAGTGCTGCGTATCGACAGCACACGGGCTGTTGGTATTAACAATACAGCACCTGCTGAAGCGTTAGACGTTACTGGTAACATCAGAATCAGTGACAGTTTAATTGTTGCAGGAACTACTGATTCTACTAGTTTAGTCACGGGCAGTATTAAGACTGCAGGCGGCGCAGCCATAACTAAAAATTTAAGAGTAGGTGGTAATTTTGCAGTCACTGGCACGTCGACTACATATCATGTGATTCCAGACGCCGACGGAACTTATGATTTAGGAACAGAACCGCTGACTGGCGGCAAAGCATGGCGTAGGATATATGCTGATCAAATTTTATCACAAGAATTTGTTGGCAATTTAACAGGCAGTGTTACTGGTAATGTTACAGGATCTGCTAGTAAATTAAGTTCACCTACTGTTTTTCAACTTGCTGGCGAAGTTTCCAGCAACACTGTAAGTTTTGATGGACAAAGTACTGCAGGGTTTGCAACTTTTACCACTACTATCAGTCAAGATTTTTTAACTAATCGAACAGAAACACTTACTAGTCAACTTAATGATGAAATTTTAATTAATCGACCCGGTACAGGATTAAGAAAACTCACCAAGACAACACTGTTGCAAGGCGTAGCAACTATGCCAATTGGAACAATTATGGGCTTTGGTGGTTCAGCACCCCCGTTGGGCTATTTGTTCTGTGACGGTAGTGAAATTAGAATCGGTGATTATCCTGAACTTTTTGCAGTTATAGGCTATACCTTCAAAGCCACATCTTTGCTTATTGGCAGTGCCACTTTTGCACTTCCAGATTTAAGAGGAAGATTTGCATTGGGCAGAGACAATATGGACAACGGCAACACTGTACCTAGTATTGCTGACCCGACTATATTAATTGATGCTGGCGGAGGTAACGCAGATAGAGTAACTGATGTTTCTGCTGATACACTGGGCACAGGGTCTGGTACTGCTGAAAAATCTTTAACATTGTCTAATATTCCTGATCACGAACATGATTTAAGAGCCAATGCAGGAACACAGTTTTTTGCATTTAGAAACTCAAGCACTGTTATTCCTGATACTAACTATATCACAGGACAAGGTCCTACGGCATCCGGCACTGGGCAATATCTTCCAACTAGTGGCGGCATTGACACTGCTGGTAGTCTAGGGGTTGCTTTCAGTATCATGAATCCCTACATGACAGTTAACTATATCATTTACACTGGTAGATAATAAAAATGACGTATAATATTAACAAAACTGATGGATCATTGTTAGCACAAGTAGCAGATTCTGCAATTGACCAAACATCTACTGATATTACTTTAATTGGTAAAAACGTCAGTGGGTATGGTGAATATATAAATGAAAATTTTATAAAAATTCTAGAAAATTTTGCCAGTTCGACACAACCCAACAATCCCATAGCAGGACAGTTATGGTATGACACAACAAGCGGACGTCTTAAAGTATATAACGGTACCGGTTTTGGAGTAGGCAGTGGCCCTATTGTTTCAGGATCACAGCCTACTAGTTTTGTCGAAGGTGACTTTTGGATCGACAATATCAATAAACAACTATATTTTTATGATGGTGTCGATTTAACATTGGCAGGTCCAGTCTATAAAGATACTCAGGGAAAAAGTGGTTTTGAAGTTATTACAATAGTAGATTCATTTCTGATTGAACACACTGCGGTTTTTCTATGGATAGGTAATAGTCTACTTGGAATTTTCAGCAAAGACACTGCATATACTCCTTTAAATCCGATCACGGGATTTACTGGACAAATTAGACGAGGATTTAATCCTGGTACATTAACTGGTCAGAAATTTTACGTTACAGCATCTGCTGCTGATGCATTGGTAGCACCTAGTGGTGCATTAAAAACTACCAGCAGTTTCATGCTTACTGAAGAAAATACCAGCACAGTAGGCACTGTTACAATTCAAAACTCTACACCTTTAATACTTGGTCCTAATCAAAATAATGAAATTAGAACCAGTTTAACTTTGATAGAACACATCAGTAACAACACAGGGCAAGATTTTAAAATTAGAACCAAAACAGGTGCTGGTTTAGAAGATGCTTTTACAATCCGTACTACTGATCAAAGAATAGGTATCTATAAATCCAACCCAGTGGCCACATTGGATGTGGGCGGCGATGTTTTTATCAGCGGCAGCTTAACAGTTAAAGGTGCAACTACCACAATAGAAACTACTAATTTAACTGTTGAAGATAGAGTTATTACTTTAGCAAAATCTAGTGACAGCACTGCCAGTGAAGATTATGCAGATGGTGGCGGGTTTATTGTTACAGGTACACCAAATCACTCTATGTTATGGGAAAAAGACAATGGAGTCAGTGGTGGCCAATTTAATATCAGCGATAATGTCAATTTATTGGTTGGCAAAGAAATCCGCATAAACGGACAATTGGTATTAAGTTCAACAAGTTTAGGAGCAAGTATTACCAGTGCTCCTGGTATTACTAGTTTTGGACCACAAACACAACTAACAGTTGATAATATCCTTATAGACGGTAATACTATTTCTACTACGGACGTTAATGGTAATTTGATATTATCTCCTCAAGGCACTGGAGTTGTCGATGTTGTTTCCAGCCGCATTATTAATGTTACTGATCCGTCTGGCGCACAAGATGCAGCTACTAAAAATTCTGTAGAAACTTTTGTTAAAGGCAGAACTCTTGCAGTGACAATTGATTGTAGTGATTTTACAGTGGGTAATATTGACACTAAAGTGGGTATTATTTTAACTGCACTGTATCCGCCTGGATCCTATCAAAACGGAACTCTTGCTGAAGTGCTGTGTACCAGCACTCAAGCCCAGTTTACGGCTATTGATGTAGCCAGTCAGATTTCTAGAACTTACAAAGCCGTATTAAGTATAGACGGTTCTACACAAGAAAATGTGTTAGAAGATTTCAGTATTGGTAGTGTTCCTACTGGTAGTGCTACTATCACAGTTACACGACTATTCAAGCAGTTTCAAATACAAAGCGGAGTCTGGGCTAAGACCATAGAACGTGGTGCTGGCTATACCACGGGCCTCGGACTGTGATTTTGATATAAATATAGAATAAAGGGGTTTGGTAATGTCCTATAGTGTAGATAGATATCGCGGGTCAGCAACTTATACAGTTGAGGACGGCACCATTGATAGTAGTTTAGATATCAAATTAATTGGTAAAAATTATGCCGGTTATGGAGAGTTACAAAATGAAAATTTTGTACATTTATTAGAAAACTTTTCAGGAGCCGATGCACCTGCTCGGCCATTAAGCGGGCAACTTTGGTTTGACAGTTCCAACAGTAAACTTAAATTTTACGATGGCATCAAATTTAGAACCACGGGTGGCGCCGAAGTTGGCCCTAATGCTCCTAGTGGACTGACTACTGGTGATTTTTGGTGGGACAATGTTAATAAACAATTGTACTCATGGGACGGCGGCGCATTTGTTCTAGTAGGTCCGTTAGGGGTTTCTGGTGCCGGTACCACACAATTTCGATCTAGAAATGTGTTAGATACACTGGGTAATAGTCATGCTGTTATTGAATCCATCGTCGATGGCGTCACAATTTTTATAATTTCTGCAGATGAATTTACCTTGAACGTTAGCAATGCAATTACTGGCTATAGTTTAGTTAAAAAAGGAATTACCTTAATTTATTCAAGTTCGGGAATAACATCAACAGATCATGTGTATTGGGGAACTTCTAGTAATTCTTTAAAATTAAACGGATTAAGTTCTAGTGATTTTGTGTTAGCATCGGCATCTAACTTTAGCGGTCTTGTTAGTTTTGCAGACGTGGGCTTTAGAGTAGGTAACGATAATGATCTACGAGTTTTTGTCTCAGGCGGTGATACTCCTACGATTCAAAACCAAGTTGGTAATACTATTACCTTCCAAACCACATCAGCCAGCACCACAGTAACTCCGCTGAAATTAGTAGCAGAAGATGTGTTACCTGGTGTAGACAACACTACAGATTTAGGATCTTCAGTTTTAAAATTTGCCACTGTTTATGCAAACAGTTTTAACGGGCCTGCTACGCAATCTGACAGTTTAAATGTTGGTGGAACATATCGAACAGCCGCAGTTGCTGCTACAATCAACACAGTAGCAGTAAGAGACGGATCAGGTAATCTGGCTGCTAATATTTTTAATGGAACAGCAACTTCTGCGCAATATGCTGACTTGGCTGAAAAATATCTGCCAGATGCAGAATATTCTGTAGGAACTGTTGTGTCGGTCGGTGGCAGCAAAGAAATAACAGCCAGTAACTCGGGTGACAGAGCAATAGGTGTAATCAGTGAAAATCCAGCGTTTATGATGAACAAGGATTTAGAGGGAGGAGTGTATGTTGCCTTGAAAGGACGAGTTCCTGTAAAAGTTGCAGGCACTGTGATCAAAGGACAGAGATTGGTAGCGGCCAATGATGGTACTGCTGTTATTTCAGCAGCACATAATTCAAATGTGTTTGCTATTGCTCTAGAAACAAATGCAGATGCTGGTATCAAACTAGTTGAATGTGTAATATTATAAAGGATTAGTGATGCCATCTGGTGTATTTCCAAAAGTAACAGGCGAATTAATTTTTGCAGCCGATTATAATACCATACAGTCTACCATAGCTGCAGTAATGGGTATAGGTGCAGGAGATGAAGGGTACGGACAAGAAATTGTTAGTAGTCAGATTGTTCCAGGCACTACTGCACAAGTTATTCAATGGTCAAGATTGCGTACCGATATGATTCTAGCCAGGCAACATCAAACTGGAGTAAGTGAAAGCAGCAATTTGGCATTAGCATCTAGTGCTATCAGTATCGACAGCACATTGGCCAATCAATATTTTACTTTTGCTAATCTTGTAAGATCGTCTAGATTAACATTAGCAACCACTGGAGGCAACAGTTCTACAGAAACATTAGTAAATCAAACTAGAACCGCCAGTTGGAATGGTACATTAACACACACTGTAACAATAACTTTTCCTGGATATACCACTGGTGGGTTAACAGTCAGTGCAGTTAATCATGCACGAGCATTTTTTAATGGTGGTGGCCAAATTTTAATCAGTGCAGCAAAAAGTGGCGGATCTACGTCAGCATCTAAAAACATCACGTGGACCACAATGTTAGGAGACGGCACTACTCCTAGTGGATTTGGTACTATATCTTTTAACTATACTGCTACTACCACAGTTGTTGGCACAGCATCATCTGCTGGTACAACATACGGTATTGGATGGTACGACCTGTCTACCAGTGACCAACTGATTTTTAACAAAGCAGCACCTGCAGGCAACTACGCTGCCAATGATTATGAAGTATATGCTCGTAGAGATGCAGGGTCTACCCAACTAATTCTTACCATTCAATTCAAAGATGATGCAGGTCCTAATCCAAATATCGACGAAGATATTGATGGCAATTTGCAAAGTTTAATCCGCCAAGTTCGCCCATCAGGATCCAACGTGTCAGTACCAACGCCCACAGCATCGGGCTCTGGTCTGATTTAATCAAAACAAATCACTCACTATTTTTTTCTAGATAATTACTTGTAACTATCTAGGAAATTTCTATGGATGAACGCTTAGAAAAAGCATTTCAAACAGCCAATTTTATGGCTACTTTAAATCTTTCACGCAAAACTGCCTTTGAAGAATTTAAACAAGGTCTAATATTCTATCAAAATGGTTGTAGTTTTACTGCAGATTTAGAAACAATAACTAAAATTCACATGTTGTCTTTGCATGAAGAATCTGCAATCGTTGTTGATAATAATAATATTCCTATGGAAGTAGCAGATTTAAAAGATTTTTTGAATAAATGTTTAACATTATACAAAAAAGAATCTGAGAAATATCTTGCCAAATACAACAACATAAAAAAGCAAAGAAATATCTCTAATTTAATTAATCTATGACTAGAGGTTTTTTAATTTTTGCTCAGAATAATTCTGATGTTGACTACTGCAAGATCGCCACATTTTGCGCCCGTCGTCTTAAGAAATACATTGATTTGCCAATCACATTGGTAACTGACAGTAAGGAATGGTTATTAACTAGTCAGCCAGATGCTGTTGAATTATTTGATCAAATTATCACAGCATACACTGACACTACACAGCAACGAAGATTTAGTGATGGATCTTTATACAGCAAACAATTAGTCTGGAAAAATCTTTCCAGGGTGGAAGCATATGATCTAAGTCCCTATGACGAAACAATTATTTTAGATAGTGACTACATTGTTTCTTCCGATTACCTTGCACACCAATTCGATCACGAAAATGATTTAGCATTATTTAGAAATAGTCACGATTTAGCACAATGGCGAAATGTAGAATCATTTGAATTTATCAATGATCAGAGTATTCCGTTTTATTGGGCTACAGTTGTATTTTTTAGAAAAAATAAATTTACAGAATCATTTTTTGAGTTGTTAAAACACATTAGAAAAAATTGGGGCTACTATAGATTGCTTTATAAAATTGATTCAAAAATGTATAGAAACGATTTTGCATTTAGTATTGCAATACATATTTTTAACGGAAACATTGACAGCCCAGTAGTGTCAATTTTGCCAGGCAAAAAGTTTTACACTTTAGATAAAGATGTAATGATTGACATTTCAGATGATAAGTTTAAATTTTTGTTAGAAAAAGAAAAATATCTAGGCGAATATATTGCGTTAAAAACTCAAGGGATAGATGTGCATGTTATGAACAAGTATAGTTTGTTGAGGTTAATCGATGACGGAAAGTAATCAAGGATTTTTTGTTGTAGCACAAAATTCGTTAGACTGTGACTATGTTAAACAAGCATACTATCTTGCCAAAAGTATTAACCGCAGCCAGTCAACTATAAAAAACATATCACTTATGACTAACGACACAGTGCCTGCGGAGTATGTTTCTGCTTTTGATAAAATAATTAAAATTCCATTTGAAGACCATGCACTAAACAGTGAATGGAAAGTGCAAAATAGATGGAAAGCATATCATGCTACACCGTATGAACGCACTATTTTACTAGATGCAGACATGTTGATATTGTCAGATTTAGACAATGTCTGGAAACAGTTGCAAGATAAAAATTTATATTTTACCAGTCAAGTTAAAAACTTCAGGGGAGATATACTCACTGATCGAGTTTATCGAAAAACATTTATAGAAAATTCTTTGCCTAATCTTTACAGTGGATTTTGTTATTTTAAAAAATCAGATGAAAGTTTAGAATTTTGGAAATTAGTCGAATTTATAACATACAACTGGGAAAAATTTTATGGTGAATTTAGTCCTAAAAATTATCAAAAATTTTACAGTCTTGATGTTACAATAAGCATTGCGGCTAAAATTTTAGGACTTGAAAACTGTTTTGATTCAAATCAAATTTGTAGTTTCACTCACATGAAGTCATTAATACAGGGGTGGCACAGTGTTCACCCCGATTGGACCAAAGTTGCACAAGTTGAAATAATTGATCTTGATACGATATATATTAATCAATTTAAACAAACAGGTGTGCTGCATTATATAGAGAATTCATTTTTAGAAGATTATATCAACCATGCTGGCTGAACACGACAACACAATTATTACAGACGAAGAAATTCTTCGAATTTCTAGTTCTACTGAGAGCAACGGTCTTTATAAAATATATTTTGATAACATTACTGGTGATATTTACGCTATCACAAATGAAGTTAACTCGGCTTATTCTCATCATATAGAAGTTCCATCTACGGATATTGAAGATTTTCTAAGTGGTAAAATAAATTATTCTACCTATCGAGTATCATATACTAGTCCTACAGAATCTAAGATTGTGCAAAAAGATGCACAAAATGATGATCAACGAGTGTTATTACAAATCCCTGTGTTGAAATCTTTTGCTGGTGCATTATCTATTAAGAATAATACCAATACTAAACAATGGGCATTTAAACTCAACGAAGAAGAAAAATCGTATATAAAAAAATATAAGATTAATTCCAAGTTAGAATTCTATGTAACATTTTTAAAGAATGCTAGTTATCTAATACGTACAATCAAAATTGACACTATTGATTTAGCATACAATGACACTGTATATATAGATCACGTCACATTGACAGAACAATCGTCAAACAAAATAAAATTTTATACTAAACCATTTTTTAAATCATACGGATTAATTGCGCCATGACTCAAACAGTTAAAATTCTTGATTACGACATTATCTATCTCAGCTACGACGAACCGAACGCTGAAAAAAATTATGCAGACTTGTTGGCAAAAGTGCCTTGGGCAAAACGTATCCACGGAGTCAAAGGCAGCGATGCCGCACACAAAGCCTGTGCAAATCTCAGTGAAACAGATCGTTTTGTCACTGTAGATGGTGATAACGTTATACGAGAAGATTTCCTTAATCAAGAAGTAAACTTTGATGAGCACAAAGATTTATCAAAGTGCGTTATATCGTGGGCAGGTTATAATGTAGTCAACGGACTTATGTATGGCAACGGCGGATTAAAACTATGGCCAAAACAATATGTTTTAGACATGAAAACTCATGAAAACGCACCCGCCGACGATCCTAATGCACAGGTGGATTTTTGTTGGGATGCTGAATACATACAGATGAATAGATGCTTCAGTGATGTTTATAATAATGCTAGTCCGTTCCAAGCATGGCGAGCAGGATTTCGTGAAGGTGTAAAGATGTCATTAGAAAGAGGTGTTCGTTTAGAAAATAGAACATTCAAGACCAGTATACATTGGAAAAATATGCAACGTTTATTAGTGTGGCTTAACATCGGTAAAGATTCTGACAACGGTGAATGGGCTATATTAGGAGCTCGTCAAGGTTGCTATATGACCAATTGCACTGATTGGGATTACATACAAGTTAGAGACTTTGAATACTTAACAGATTTCTGGAATG